GGTGTCTACATACCATCAATGGTGTCGATGCCGACTGATAAAAACAACCAACCGAGCCGGGCGGATACCCGGCAAAGGAAAATAATGACAGAGCTAAAATTAACCATCCCGGCAACAGTCGATTTTGCCGACCTCAAACTCTCCCGCGACCCGATCACCGGGGCCGTATCCTTTGACTGGCTACCGATCGAGCTTATCTGTCAGGAATCGGGCATCGATAGCGACATATTCCGCAACACCCATGAGGACAATGTCGCCGGGCTGCTCGTCACCTGGTACGAGCAGCACCTCAAGGCAGGCGGCGCGGCCGAGCAGGTTGCCGAAGAACTCCTCGAGGAGATCCTCCTCGAGGACGCCCTGGGACTCCCGGAAATCAAAACAGTGAAAAGACAATGAAGGAACTAACCAAAAAAATCAAAAACAAAGGTTGGAAATTGAAGGACATGGCCGACCGCTGGAACCTCTCCCTGCGCCGCCTGCAGCAGATCGCCGACGAGCCGCAGCCGCTGCACCTCGATGCCGTCGCCGGGTTGCCGTCCAATCTGCCCGGCCAGGTGGAATTTGACGATTTTGCCGAGGTGGTCGCCGGCCAGTCGTCGCAGGACCTGGCCATGCTCCTGCTGGTGGCCACTAAAAAATATGGTTGGTCCGACGAGCAGACCCGCAATCTTATCGAGGCCATGACCGACCTGCTCGATTATGCCGATTTCGCCCGGATGGCCCGATCTGGGCGGGTTATTTAACTATACGTTCGTCGCCCGGATTGTTTTCGTGTTTCCGATGCAAAAACACAACATATGGTATATTCAAACTGTTTTTCCTTTACAAACACACCATATAGTGTGTACCATTATACACATGACTACAAATCCACACCCGACAAGGACCCGCAGCCAGGTTGAGGACATAACCAAAATCCTTAACCTGGCCGCAGATTCGGTACGTAAAACCAAGTTAGCTGGATTTGGCAAAATTATTTTGACGGTTAATATTCGCCATGGAGCAATCTGTGAATCCATAATCGAAGAAAGTAACACGCAGACTGTAAAACTGTAATATCACAATCGAATAGCTTATAACCCCTCTGTGAGTTTTCCGGGGGAATAGTTAAAGCCCGATTAGAAAGGACCATCCTTTTTAATCGGGCTTTTTTTTTGGGGAAAATGGCCAAGCTCACCGCGAAACAACAAATCTTCTGTGATGAATACCTGATCGATTTGAACGCGACACAGGCCGCAATCCGTGCAGGGTACTCTAAAAAGACCGCGAAAGAGATAGCGACTGAGAACCTCTCTAAACCTGCCATCAAAGAATACCTCTCAATTCGCCAGCAAGACCGGCAAGAGCGCACCGAAATCAAAGCCGATTACGTCCTCAATCGCCTGCATGACATCGACAACATGGATGTCATGGACATTCTCAACGAAGACGGGACTCTCAAGCCGATTAAGGATTGGCCAAGGGTGTGGCGCATTTCGCTTTCAGGGATGGATGTCGCTGAATTGTTTGAAGGTGGAGGAGACGAGCGAGTGTTGGCGGGAATGCTGAAAAAGATCAAGTGGCCGGATAAGCTGAAGAATTTAGAGCTGCTCGGGAAGCACGTAACAGTAGGTGCCTTTAAGGATTCGGTGCAACACGAACATTCTTTCACCGGACCGGACGGAAAACCGCTCTCGGTCAATGTATCGACTGTCTATGTGTCGGTGGGGGATAAGCGTAATGGCTGAATTAGAGCTTCGTTTCGAGATTGCCGAGAAGATGACAGAAATTTTCGAAGGCGAGGCCATGTATCGCGGGGCTTACGGAGGCAGGGGATCAACCAAATCATGGGCATTTGCCAGAAAAGCCCTGCAGCGCATGGTCCTTGCGCAATTAGCTCGGAAAAAGTGCAGGATACTCTGTGGTCGTGAACTGCAGAACAGTCTGAAAGATTCGGTTCTGCAGTTACTTTGCGACCAGATCGAAATGCTTGGCCTGCAGCAGTTTTTTGATTACGGGGAATCGTACGTCAGAGGCGCAGACGGTGTAAGCGATTTCCTCTTCAAAGGTTTACGGCACAATTACAAAGAGATCAAGTCGACGGAAGGCATAGATATCTGTTGGCTGGAAGAGGCCGAGACAATCAGCGAGGAGTCTTTCCGGACAATCTTCCCGACTGTGTTCAGGAATGAGGGCGCTGAGGTCTGGCTTTCCTGGAACTCCGAATCATCAGACGCACCAATCCATAAGCGTTTCATCCTTAACCCTCCTGCAAACTGCAAGATCGTCAAGATTAACCACTCCGACAACCCCTGGTTTTCGGAAGAGATGGAATTGTTGCGGCAGGAAGACCTGAAACGAGATCCGGACGTTTACGCCCATGTTTGGGAAGGCGAATGCCTGACCCGGACCGAGGCCCAAGTCCTCGGCGGTAAGTGGCGCGTTGACACGTTCTCTATGCCGTCAGCCGATGAGATCGACGGTGGACCGTACTACGGCTGTGATTGGGGTTTCTCATCCGATCCTCTCGCCCTGATCCGCTGTTGGGTTAGAGGCAACCGGCTGTACATCGACCAGGAGGCAGGTGGCAGAGGCATAGAGATCAAGGACACCCCGGCGGAGTTCGACAGAATACCCGGCATAAAAAACCACATGATTCGTGCGGACAACGCACGACCCGAGATGATTTCGCACATGCAGCTTGAGGGATACCGGGTGGTGGCTGCCGATAAATGGCCAGGATCGATCGAGGACGGCATCACCCATCTGCGCAGCTACGACGAGATCATCATCCACGAACGATGTGTCAACGTCGCCAAGGAGGCCAGGTTGTGGTCGTACAAGATCGACAAGCAGACCGGCGATGTTCTCCCGGTCCTGATTGACGCCAACAACCACTACGCCGACGCAATCCGCTACGCACTCGCGCCGATCATCAAAAAGAAAAATTTCACCGGCCGAGCAGTCTATGCCGGGCAGTACAATGAGATCCTCCATATCAGCCTGGAGGAGTTGTGGCCAATAAAAGGTATGCCGATCTATATCGGGCTCGCCCTCAAGGGGACCACCATTTGTGCCATCATCAGCCAGGTCACCAGACGCGGGCAGCTACGTATCGTCGAGGAGATCATCGAGCGCAACACAGGTGTCTCTCAATTCGCCCACACAACCATCAAGCCACTGCTGGCCGGCAAGTATCGCGGATGTCCGAGGACGTTCATTTCTTTTGCCGACAGCACAACCGGCAGCAGCCGCACCGACAACGACTCGAGTCTCCTGATAGACGAGATGGAAGAACAGGGATTCGAGGTTGAATCCGTCTCTTCCGACCTGTTGTCAAGGCGCCTGGAATCGGTACGATGGTATTTCGGCCAGCTCTCAGCGGGGCAACCGGCAATCGCAATATCTCCCACCTGCACCACCCTCCGTGACGGGTTGGGTGGTGGCTATCAATTCAAATTGCTTCAGATTATCGGCGACGACAATCAGTACCAGACCGAGCCCGAGAAAAATCAATACGTCCTCCCAAACATGGCCCTGCAATACATTTGCATGTGGATGAGAGAGGCCATCGAGGACAACAAAAATAAACCGGTCATATCCGGGCAGAGGACATATTGAGCATGAGAGACGACCTAGAACCAGACGGATTCGAGCAAGACCGACTTGCCATTGTCGCTGAAATTACCGGCATACAGGAAGACGACAGCGAAGAGGACCGCGCCAAGAAAGAGCAGGAAGAGTGGGAAGAACGCCTGCAGGTATTTGGTCAGGGTGTCGAAGCCGAGGCCGAGGAATTTGAGCGGGTACGAAAGCCGATTGAGCTACGGATGCTCGAGGACGTGCGCCAGCACCAGGGCGTCGAAGAGTATGTCGATAAGCTGAACAAGAAACCGGCCACCGGCGCGTCGGATCTCAATGTCAATATCACCCGGAAAAAAACCAACGCGGCGGAAGCCAGGCTCAGCGATATGCTTTTTCCGACCGACGATAAAAACTGGGGGCTGGAACCGTCACCGGTACCGAAGCTTGCCATACAAGGGATGCCGGAATCAGCGCCGAACCAACCCCCTCCACAGCAGCAACCACCGCAAATGCCGCCGCAACCGGGGATGCAACAATCGATGCCACCGCAGCAACAGGCAATGCCGGGGATGCCACCGCATCCGCCGCCGCCGCAGGAGTTGACCCCAGATCAAGTTTTGACCGGGCCGGAAGCTGCATTGCAACCTCCTGTCGAGAACAGCACCGAGATAGCCGAGAGAGAGGCCAAGGCCCGCGCGGAGTTGATGATGCAGGAAATGGACGACCAGCTCACCGAGTGCAATTACTCAGCCATTGGCCGCGAAGCTATCAGGGCCGGTTGCCTGCTCGGGACCGGTGTCATGAAAGGGCCGGTCCTGCTCGGCAAGGCACGTCGGGCTTGGGTGAAGAAAGAAGACGGCATGGGCAACGCGGCCTATGTCTTAAAGGATGTCCTGGATAATTCCCCTGGGTTCGAACTGGTTTCCACCTGGGATTTTTTCCCGACGATGAGCGCCACGAAGATCGAGGACAGTGAAGTCACCTTTCAGCGCCATTGGATGACCCGGCGCGATCTGA